ACACCCCTTTACCATAACCGACAGCTTGGAATGTGAAAGTTCTATCAACAAAACTAGAACCATTTTTAATACTTACAGTAAATCCTGTACCAGAAATATTGGTTACAGTAAAGAAATCTCCTGATTGAGCATTTTGTACTGTTATTCCAACAGAAGGTAAGAAAGCATTTGCTCCTCCTAAAGAGGAAGTACCAACAAAAAATGGAGTTCCAAATGTAACAGTTTTTGCTGACGTTCCAGATTGTTGTGCTGCTGTAGAGGTGCTACCTCCTGTTTGATAATTTAGTTCTGTTCTTGATTGAAACTCTGCTCTATAACCTGCTTGCTGTACGTTCATATTTTGTGAAACATTAGTTGTTTCTAAAACTAATTTAAATTTAAATCTTCTTCCCTTAAATGTTCCATTAGCAAAATTATTAAAACCTCCAAAAGATCCTGATGCTGCTTGTGATGTAGCTACTTGTATCTGAGTATTAGCTTCATCTGCTGCTTGACCATCAAAATTATTATCAATAGCATAATCATCCCAAAAAGATCCACTTGGAATTATAGTTTCTATATCTGTACCAATAACAAAACCAACAGAACGTATTACTCTTCTTAAATCAAGAGAAAATACAGCACCTAAATCTAAAATATCTTTAAAGGCATATTCTCCTGTTAAATTTGTAGCTGGATTGGTAAGTTGTAATGCACTGGTTGTACTATTAAATGTTGTATTTGTATCAACACCTTGAAATGGTGGACTATCTAAATCTTCTCTGTCTTGCAATATAACCTGAGTATCAATTAAATCAGGCAGATCCATTATGATACTGGTTTCTCCTAAACTAAATCTACCTCCATCGTCTTGGAATTTTAGAATATATTCGCCTTCTAAAGCTGGCACTACTGCGTCTGTAGTGTTCCCTGCAAGTGCAGTTATCAAATCTACTGAGTTTTGGAATGTACCACTTCCATCAGTTAAATTACTATGTCTTACATAAACTCTACCTCCATGAATAACGTCAGCATCAGTTGATTTGTTCCATCTAAGTCTTATTAATTTATTAGTAATTGGCTCTATAGATAAATTTGCAACATTGCTAGGAGGTGTTGTTTTACCTTGTGCATTAAAAGTAAGATCTGTTGAGGTTGAAGATAAAATTAATGCAGCATTATAAGAAAAAACTTTAAATTCATATACACCAGCCTCAGTATTCAATAATTCAAAATCAGGTCTAAACAAAATTTCACTTACCCAGTTTGTATTATTAAATCTGTATTGCAATAGATATTGGTTTACACCTGTTACTGAAACCCAAGAGACTATAAGTTTTGTGATTGCAAGAGCATTAACTATAATAGTGCGTTCTGATGCTTGTAAATTACTTGGAGGATTTTTAGGTTGATTTAATAATGATATATTTCTTGCTGGCAAACTAATACCAGATTCTATATTTGCATATTTACCAGCCACATAAGTTAATGCTGTTATTGAATAATTAATACCATCCTGTTCTTCTACTGTTATCACTCTGAAAGTTTGACCTACTAAAGAATCACTTTCTAGTAACCAAATCGTATTAACATTAGGTGTGGTTGATAGCGCAGAACTAAGAGTAACGACAAGTCCTGATATACCTGTAATGGTTTTTGTCTCTACTGAGCCGTCAGGCATAATTACACTTATTTTTTGATTACTACCACCAAAAGTATCTAGACCTTGCTTATCATCTACTGTTATCTGAGTTGTAGTTGCAGCAGCTACTCTGCCTGATCTTCTATCTCCACCACGAACAGGATCATTGACAGTTATTACAGAACCCGGTCTAACTATAGCTCCAGCATCCATTGAGGTAGAAAAGCTTATGACTTCTGATTCCTGTTGTTCACTAAATAGTATTGCCTTACCTAGTCTTTGAGCTTGCCCTCGACTTGTACAGGCAAATGCTTTAACTTGTTTAATAACTGTACCAATTTTAGATTGAGCAGTAGAATCTTCTACAATTTCAAAATCTATCTCTCTGCTATCCATATTAAAATAGCTAACACTAACAACAGAATGTCTTTGTTTTAAACTAGATCCTGTGTAATTAAATCCTTCTGACGTTACGTTTGCCAAGCTAAATAAATAACTAGGATCTGTTGGTTTATCTTGACTAATTGTTATTGAGCCAGCAGACCAAATAGCAATACATCTCATAACAGTTGCCAAGTCTTTTATTAAATCAAAAGCTTCTTTTGATGATTGAATATTTACATTGCAACTAAATCTTGCTTCCTGTCCTCCAGAACCATCAGAAACTAATTCGTTTGCATATTTACTAGCAGCTACAAAACTAAAAAGATCAAGATTTGCATCTACAATATGTGTTCCAAATCCGTACCTCTCAGTCGTTAAAAGATCCAGAAGTATCATTGAAGGGCATGAACACCAAACAGCAGCACCCATTGTTCCGTTGAATATATAATTAGCTGGATATACAATTCTACCTGTAGCATTATCAATACTTGGTGTGCCAGAACCACTAGCACCAGCACCAGGAATCCTTACCTTTACCCCACGAATACGAAAAGCACGTTTTGGTATAGAACTAAATTGCTCAGAATCTATCCTTAAATTGGTGTATGCACTATTAGGATATGTTGACGCATCATCAATAACCTCTCCAAAACTTGTCCAAGTAAAAGCATCTATAAGATTTGAAGATGTACTATCTGCTGTTACTCTTACAACTCTTATATCAACAGGAAAAGCTCCTGTTACATTGACTCTATATTCTTTTTGATAAGCATCAGCAGTACGACCTGTGATCGTATCTGAAATAACATCTGAATAACCACCAGAATTATATTGAACTTGTATTTTAAGAGAAACAGAAGAACCAACTAAATCACCATTATCTTCTGCTTTTTGTAATTGAGGAAAAGTAATAGTAACCTTTATTGCATCAACATTTGTATTTGTAATTTGTCTTGTAACAGCAGACGAAGATGACACTGTAACTCCTACTCCTGTTGTAGATTCGCTGCTAACAATTCCCGGTATTGCAGTTTGGTTAGAAGTACCAAATCTAGGAGTAAAGCCTACATTTTGAAAATTAAAATCTGCGTCTGCTGGACTAGCAGAATTAGCAGTAGATTTTAATATTGGAGTTTCGTTTAAAAATACATCTTTTAATGCTGCATTGTTATAAGCAGTAGTTCCTTTTGTTCTATTTTCTTTTGACGCTGTAGCAAAACCTTCTATTTCACCTTCTGATATAAGATCTTGAATAGTTGCAAACTGTCTACTATTTAAAGTATCAGGCGCACGATATGGGGTTGGAGGAGTAGGAGGTGGCCCACCACTTCCTCTAATACTTTTATCTGTCATGCTTGTACCTGATCCGTATCAATACCAGCCGAAATGACCACAGATCCAGTTACCACTTCCCCATATACAATAGGATGGGCAGTTCCGGCTCTCGATGTATTTTGCACCCCAGAAAAACTAAAAGATATTCTTGGATCATCTTCTGGCATCTCTGGTTTTTGCATAGGGAATAACATTTCAGAAACACCATTTAAAATTAAACCAGCACCTATAGCACTTACAGCAGTTCCTATTTTTGCAGCAAATCCAGTAACAATACCTCCTGTTAGTTCTGCTCCAGCCTTACCAAACATACCAGCACCAGGAAATAAAAAACTAGCTCCTATTAATGCTGCTCCAAGTAAAATTCTTCCAAATGGACTGTTACCACCAGCACCAGTAATTACAGGAACAATATGTATATCATCTTGACCTATAGGATTATGCAAGTCTTCTTTATCTACATCTTCTTTGCCTACTAATACCTGATAATATTTATTTGCCATATATGCTTCTAATTTTGGAAAATTAGTTACAAGAAACCTTACTGCTTCTGCTGGATTTTTTACAACAGCTTCTAATTCTTTATGACCTACAAACTCTGCAAGTTCTCCATACATTTTAACTTTCCGAAGCATAACGATACCTCTTTCCAGTACATTTTAGTAGCCATTCTGAATATGGCTCTTTACAAGATAGTCTATCGGCTAAATGATGTAAAACCATATCGCCAAGAAAAATAGCTACATGATTTAAAGTTGGGTGCATTATTGACATTAGTAATACATCGCCTATTTCTGGTGGTTCTTCATTTCCAAGTTCTCTAAATCCTGTATCTTTTGCATATTTTTCAAACAATGGATTTTCTAAAAATTCTTGTGGTGTTATAGATCTTTCATAATCAATAAGTTCTATGTTTTTTTCTTGCTTATACCAATCACGAACTAAAGACCAACAATCAGTAACTCCCCAAACCCAAGGTCTTCCACATAATTCTGGTTTATATCCTTCTGGTTTTAACTCAGCCCATTGTTCTGTCTTTGGATTGACAATATACCAAGGTAAATTACTATCTTCACAACTAATACGATCAGCTTGACTAGGTGTTGGTGGAGTTATTGGATGACTATGAAATATAGCTAAAATCTCACCTAAATTATCTGCCTTTAAATAATCTTCTGGATCTAAAATAAAACATTGATGATTTGTCATTGCAAGATTATTGCAAGGATAATACCTTTCTTTGCCTTTTACATTTAACAAAAGGCCAACTGCTTCTTTTGGATCTTGGTCTTTCGCATGAACCAATGCTGCATCTTTCCAACTCATTGGGCAAATGTACCGATAGAAGGAAATATGGATCTAGTACATTGACGTTTTGGTGATCTTATTCCAGCAAGGTCAAAAACTGCTGCAAGTTCCCATGAAACTACTTCTCTGTTTTCTGCTGCTTTACGATCTATGTAATAAATTTCTTGTGGAAATTCTGCTGTATTGTCAGGAGTGCCAAAAGGATTTGTAGCACCAGAAAAATTTGCTGCATCTATAAATCTTGCCATTGTTCTAATCCTTACAACTTTTGCACCTGTCAAATCATTACCAGCAGTTGTTTGGTTTACTGTTAATAATATTGCAGAAATAGATGGCGAACCCATATTACTTACTGTCAAAGTAGGTCTTGGCAACTGTCCACGTTGATAAGCAAAACCTGTAGCTTGTACTGGGAATCTTAAATAATCATTACCAGCCCATACAATTTTTCCGTTTGCATTTAAGTTTGTACCAGCATGAAATCTATAAACAGTTGTCGCACCATGCAAAGTATTATCTAAAGTCAACGTAAACAATTCAATAATTGCTGACGGATTTATTTTTTGTATATCACTAAATACAGGATCAGTACTCATGCTGGCTCAAATACTTCTCTAAATGTAGCGTTAATATCTGCAAGATTAGCCACGTTTATTGTTTTAGTCCATTTGTCACAAACAAATTTACTTGATCCTGTCTTGGTGATTGATACGTTACCACTTGTTGTAGCTCCACTAGCTGCGGTAACAACAAAAACATTTGCATTAGTTATTGAAGAGACAATATAAGTAGCATCCGCAGAAGAGCCAGAAGTAAAATCAACGACTATAGAATCCCCTGCAAACAATCTATGATTTGTAATAGTGATAGTAATAACTGTTGCGTTTTGTGTGTATGTCCCTGTTTTTGTGAAACTTTCTCTTGGTGGAGCATAATCAAAACTAGCTTTATCAAAAGCTCTTTCATTTAAAAAATAATCAATAATATCAGCCTGATCTTCAGTAATATTTTTCCAATTTAAATTATATTGTCTTGGGTTTTGATGATTTGGGATGCCAAAAATTAAACGATGCTCATAACCATCAGCAAAACGCACTACTTTACCTATAGGTTCTTGATCTTTTTTAACGCTGAACGAGGGTTCAATATCTGGAAAAGTAGCCATTAACTAAGTAAACCTCCCGGTCTTTGTTGCGATATAAGTTCTGATTGTATAGCAGCAGCTAAAGCTCTACCAAACTGTTCTGATTGCTGAGAATCACCTTGAACAGAACTTCCAGAAGCGTCTACATTTACCACAATATTACCAACTCCTCCAGAACTTTGCACTCCAAGTTTTCCGTTAGATCCACGCTTCAGAGGCATAACAGCTTCTGGACCTGCTTCGCCCATAAGTCCCATACCGTTTGCCATTGGGAATAATGTTGGTTTATTTACTATGCCTCCCATTGCATAAGGTACGATTTTGTTACTAGCAAAGACGTTTCCATTTGCACTTTTCACTAACTCACCATTATTCACAACACCGCCAGTAGCTAAATTAGGAAACAAAAAATTAAATAAAGGTTTAGTAACGGCTGCTCTTACTAACATTCTTGTTAAATCTGAAATAATTGATCTTGTTAAATCACTAAAGTTTAATTTTCCTGTTTCTACAAATTTAACTAAAGCATCTTCCATTCCTTGGAATGCGTTAACAAATGTCTGCTCAATATCTTTTCCAATATCATTAACACTTGTTTTAAATGCTTGTAAAGGAGTAGCTGCTTTTTTAATTGTTTTCTCAATATCAACACCTTGAAATGTAGTCAAATCTTTTCCTGTAATAGTAGGATCTTGTGTTCTGTTAATTTCCATTTGTAAAAGATCTCTAAATCTTTCGTCAAATAATTTTGCTCTCCCAAAAGCACCTAAACCTCTTTCTTTTGCTAAAAGATCAGCTTCTGATCTAGCTCTGTTAACAAGTTCTTGTCTTCGCTTATTAAAACCACCTCTTATTTGTAAAATATCCATCATCTTACCTGCTGTAATAGTTGCATTTACCATATCGGCAAGATCAGTAATAATATTCTGAATTCCAGCACCAACAGGTTGGAAGAATTCTCCAAAACTTAATTTTAATTTATCAAGTGATACTTTCATTCTTGCACCAGCGTCAGCGGTTGAATCGGCCATTGTTTTTGCTGCACTTGCATGATCATCACTTAATTTAACAACAAACTTCATAACATCATTAAGACCTACAGTTCCATCTCTCAAGTCTTTCTGTAATTGAGGTAATGTTCTGCCTGTAGCATCTGCAAACTTAACAACAGCACCAGGTAATCTTTCACCCAACTGACCTTGTAATTCTTCCGCTGATACTTTACCTTTACCGAAAATCTGTGACATCGCTCGAATCGCAGATTGTACATCTTCAGCATCTCCACCAGTTGCTTTAATAGCTTCTGAAACACCTCTAAATACAAGTTCAGCATCATCAACAGATCCACCAGCACCAATAACAGAAGCAGATAACGTAGTAAATTGTTTACTTGCTGCTTTTATAGGTACGTTTAAACCATCAGAAACAGAAGCTATAACTTTTTTTGCTTTTATAAACTCTTTATCACTTTTGGTTACCCCTTGTAGAGCTACATCTAATCTTCTAATTTCTGAGGCAAAAACAGCAGTACTACTTGCTGCTCCTGACAGATCCAATGTGCCTCCAAGAATAGCTCCAATTACTGCACCTTTTGGCCCACCTGCAAGACCTCCAACACCTGCAAGTCTTATTGCATTACTATCAATACCTGCCATTGCGGAGCCAGCAAATCCACCCAAGGCAGCTTTACCTCCTGGACCTAAAGCACCAAGAGGCCCTTTAGCTTTTTTAGATGTTTTTGTAAACTTATCAACCTCTGTTCTTGTTCTTGCAATTTCTCTAGTTAATGTTTTAAATCCTCTTGAATTTACATTAGTAACATTTCTAAGTGCTATTAATGCTCTTTCTTTTTTTCTAAATGCATCTATTGTTTTTGGTGATACTTGACTTATCTTTTGAATATTTCTAGCAAGAGACATTATCTCTTTACTAGTTTTAGGTGCAACAGACTTTTGTAAATCTTGTAATTTTTTTGACAGACCAGTAAGGTTTTTTAAACCTTTTACATCAAATTCAACAGTAAACTTACCGACCTTGCCAGCCATTATTTTTTCTCCTTATGCCATTCTGTCAAGGCTGTAGATTCCATGAGTTGTAAGCCCTCTAACATTTCTTGTCGATTACTCACATTGTAAAGGTCAAACAAACCTCCAGCAAGCAATAAAACTTCATATTTTAATCCTACTATACCTCCAAAAGACATATTCCATTGTGTTTGTAACCTTAAAAACATCATAACAATATCCCAATTCTCGTCAAAAATTTCAAAACTTTTTTCTTCGTTAGATTGTTGTTGAATTTTTATTCCAAATACTTTGGCATCATCCGCAGTATCATCAACAATTTGCTTGCTGCCAGAAGCCCAATATTTAGCAGCAGCTATTAGTTTCCCGATTGTGCATTCCCATAAAAACCTTTGTAACTATCTAAAACACCTTGAACAAAATCTACGTCATCTGAAAATTCTTTAAGAACAGGTTTGCTAAAAACTATAGGACTACCATCTTCTTCTTTTACTTCATCCCAACCAACTAATATTTTTGACAATGCATCAAACTCATCTTGCTCATCAAAACCGTTTAACTCAGTTTTTGTGAGTCTTACAAATTTAGCAATAAACTCTGTTGTTTCAAATTCCCCAGGTACTGTTTCAGAAGGTCTTTTAACTTCTACAGGCCAAGAATAAACCTTGGTCTTCTTACGGACAAATGCCATAAATACTAAATAATATATATACTTCTATACTTTAGCTAGGAAGTCAAGTGTATAGGAAAGTTAGCTCATCATTTGCTGAACTTGGAACTAATGTAAATGGAATCTCTAACATAGTTACTCCGTCCATTTCTCCATAACTTACATCACCAATATCTACTTTAGTGCTTGAAAACTTACAGATATTACCAGCAGTCGTTCCATGTGTAACTTGTATGTTACCAAGAGAAGTATCTGATAATGCAGCACTAAAATAATCTTTTTGTGCCATAGTTGGTGCTTCTATAGAAACAGAACCGTTTGCTGCTCTATCAGTAAGAAGAACTTCTTTTGTTCCTCCAACAAGTTCTCTATAAACTATTGAGTTGCCCATATCCATAGATAAACTTTGTAAAGCACCTGCATAACTTAATAATGCAAAACTACTTGTGTTTCCGTTCTTAAATATTAATGGTGTTGCCTGGTTACCATAAGTAACAGAAGGTAATGCTGTATCAGTTGGAGCATTATAAATTCCTGTAAAAGTAAAATCAAGAGTCGGGATTGAACCAACTTCTGTTGACAATGCAACATTTCCTCGACAACCAGTAACGATATGTCTTACACCATCTACGTTGTAGTGAATAGTAACAGATGAAAAACTAGCTGAGATTGGTTCGTAGGTAACACTTGTTCCAGAAGCAACAGTCTCAGATAAGCCACAAGCTTTTAATGCACTTCCATATCTTGGAGCTGTACCAGCACTTCCAGATCCAGCAAACTCAACGCTGAATGTACACTCAACTCTAGTGTTTGCTAATAGCTGTTGTGATGAACCAAGATATGGTCTTACAACATCTCTATTAACAACATCACTAGATTGTGGTGTAATACTTAGATCAGTTACTAGAACTACATCTGTTGCTGAAGGAGTAGGGTCAGTTCCGTATGAACTTTCCGCTTCAATCAGAATTACTCTCTTCCTTGTTAGTTGTGCCATCTGTAATTACCTCAGTAGAAATTTCTGCTTGTTTTGTTTGTTGAACTAGCTTACGTTCGCCAGTTTTTGGATCAAGGATGTAAGTTCCACCCTCATTTGGGATTTCATTACTCATATTAAACAATAAGGGTTGGTAGGCTTGCTTTACTATTATAAATCATGTTGTTAAACTGTTATATCCTGTTCTGTAGTCTATTTCATATTCACAAGTTATAACTCCAGATGGTTGATCTCCTTCTATAAATTCAAAGGTTTGGGTGGAAGGTCTTACATCTTTTGCTAAACCTCCAATAGTAGTATCGGTTAACATTTTTGCGTGTAAACTTTCTATAGTTCCATCCCCAATACTCTCAGGTGTTGTTCCTCTGATAACAACAACAACTCTTATTCTTAAAGTCCAATCTATTTTTAAATATGTAGAACTACTAACTGTAGGTTCATCTGTAATAGGTTCTATAACAATTGCAGGTGTTTCTCCTCTAGCTATTGGTTCAACTCTAGAACGATAAATACGATCAGCCACACCTGTAGTGTTAGCCAAGTTTGTTTTTACCGCAGCTAATATTTGTTCTCTTTTACTTGTCATATTAAACCTTACTTAATGAGATCTTACATAATGTACCATCATCTATTTTTCTAACACTTCTTACTTTATATTTCACATTACTTACTTCTATTTGTGTATCAAAAGCTAAAGAACCTAAATCACTATTTTTAACTGTAAGTTCATAATCAGTTGTAAGAACAACACCATCAGCTATTACCTCATCAGGTTGTTCTAATATTCCTTTATAAGTAGCATTGTCATAGAAAATACTCTCAGAAAAATCGCCAAAAAATACATCTAAATCTTCAGTAAATGCCATAAGAAAAAAAAGCCCTCTCTAGGAGGGCTAACTATTTAGCCGTACTTTTTAAGACCAATTAAATTGATACTAAAAGTAAATGTTGGGGATGATCCACCGATTGTTTGCACAATCTTAATGAAACGCTTGCTTGAATCTTTATTGATTGCAAGTGTTTGCATTGAAGCAGAACCTGTTACCTGTGTAAAAGTAGCACCAGATAAATCTGTGTATGTACCACCTGTAGTAGCACATTCAGTTAGTTTAATGTCTAATGTTGGAGAAGAACCGCCACCAGCAGCACTATCCAAAATTAGTAATACATCACCATCATATTCAAGTAAATCAATTGCACTTGATGTAGCTGTGCTTGTTACAGCAGCAGTCGCAACACCAGCAACAACAGTCATTTTTTCTAAGTTCTGTTGGATAACAGACATTTTAAGATTCCTCCTTAATTGAGATTGCTTCCTCTAATTCAACAATTAGATCAGCTTTGTTATGTCGCTTATCAAGTTCAAGTCCTAATTGTCTTCCGTAGACTTCAAGTTGTGCTTTTGTCATTTGAACAAAATCAACTTTGTCTTCAGAGGTAGGCTCTTGCTCGACAACTGGTTCTGTACTGGGTGTAGGTGCTTCGCAAGCTTCAAC